ATAGCGAACCGTTGCAAAAGCAAGACCAAGTCTACCCACCACAACTAATACAACTGTACTAAGAATATGACCTAGGGTTCCAAATTGACCTCCTAAATAACCAAAAATTTCTAATAATCTAGTAGCAACACTAATTACACTTCCAATAAGACCTGGCATTTCTCTGAAATTCGTCATAAATTCTTCGGTAGCAATATTTAAGTCTCTCATTCTTGCATCTAGACCTTCTGTAATCACATCAAACTGTCTAGTAGCTTCTCCCGAGCTTGTTGTAGCAGTCTCTAGTAGCTCATGAGTTCTTCCTGCGTCTTCCATTAACGCAATAAACTGTGTCTGCATACGAGTTCCCGCAGCCACAGAAGTAATATATCTTCTTGTTTCTCTATCTAGATCTTGCCATTTATCAGATAGTTCTAAGATAGGTTCATGTAAATCTCTAATACTGCCTGTTGCATCGCGAATTTCTACTCCTGCACTACGATAAGCTTCTTCAACATCATTAATATCTGTTGTATCTCCCATCATATCATCAACTTCGCCTACATCACGAATTTCTGACATTCTTGCTAAAATAGTCATTAACGCTGAACCAACAGCATCAGCAGAATCCTGAGTAGTTTCAAGCATCTTAGTCAAAAATGCTGCTGTATGATCAAATTCTAAGCCAGACTCCCTTGCAAGAGTAGCAACACGAGTCATAGCAGTGGATATTTCATCAAAACCAGTTGCGGATTCAGCCGCTAAAGCAGCGATAGTATCCATTGTTCCCATAGCTTCTGATGCTTCCATGTTATATCCACGCATTGCCGCAGTTAAATTCTCAACCGCAGAACTCATGTCCATTCCTGCAACAGTAGCAGCTGTACCTGCTGCTTCAACCATTTGTAAAGCTTCTGCTGTTTCATATCCTTGATCGTAAAATTCAGCAGCAGCAGTTATTGTTTCGCGAATACCTATATTTATATCTCTTGCTAAATCAGTAAAATCTCCCATCATTCCCCATAACTGTTCTCTTGTTTTTTCTGTAACAGCTGCTATATTTCCAATTTCACGATCCAAGTCTTGCATAATTTGAATAGCTTCTCTAGCGTATCTACGTAGCTCACGCCATACAAAAGCCGCAGCCGCAAACTTAACTAAATGCTGCAACTTATGTTTAATATTGTCTATAGTTTTGCTCCATCTTCCTGCTTCTCTTTCGCTAGCTTTTTGCTCTTCTGTTACTCGACGCTGTTGTGATTGAACTTCTTTTAATCCTAGTTCATGTTCATCAAGCCTTCGTTTATCAGCAGCTTGTTGTTCTTTAGTTGCATCTCGCTGTTCATGTAGTTGCTCTACAACTTCTCCTTCTTGTTGTTTTACTTCTTCTATGGCATCAGCTTCTTGGCGTGAAATTTCTACTTGAGATGCTCTTCTTTGTTCTAATTCGTCATTTAACTCTGCTATATCTTCTACATGTGCAACTTGCGATTGTAGTTCCTGCACTTCTTCTTGAGTTAATTCTGTTTGTCCTTTTCTATGTTCTTTTAGTCTTTCATAAGCATTTACCGTTCCCTGTATTTCTTCTATCCTTTCTTGGTTAGCACTTCTTTCTACCTGTGCTTGTTGTTGTATTTCTTGTTGTCTCCTCTGTGAATCTCTCCTAGTTTCGGTTTCTACTTGCTTAATACGACGAAGTTCTTCGTCATATCTTAATTTTATTTCCTTTTTCATTCGTTGAGTTGCTTCTATCTGTGCACGTATATCATATTCAGGAGTATCTATATCTATCTCAACAGCCTCTAATTCTTCCATTCTCTGGTGTAATTCATTTTGCATCTGTTGGAACTGTTCTCTATCTAGCTCTACTTGCGGAGACAGCGTTAAATCCTGCGCAATCTGACGAAATTGATTGCCCATATTGTCTACTTCTTGTCGCACTTGTTGTGCGTCTAGTGTTGCTTGTAATCTTATTTGTTCAGCCAATTACTTACTCACCACCTCTAAACCCCTAAGTTCTCCTCCTAATCAAATCCTCTTTTTTTCTTGGACGGAACAGATGGCGGCTGTTCTGTTTTTTCTTGTTCTTTGTTTTCTTCTTTTGGTTTATTATCTTTATTATACTCACTAGACGGGTCTAAAGAAAAAACTTTTTCTTGTAACAGATCCGCAACTTGCTCAGTTTTTTCTGGATCAAGATTTTCTATTCCATTCGCAATAGTATCTACCCATTGTGGTAAATTTTCACTAATAGTATCTAACATCTTAGGCAATTCTTCTTTGATATACTTATCTATTCGATCAAAGAAATGAGGGAAAGACCTTCCATATTCTGCTGTTTTCTCTACGGTTTTTCTACAATCTTCAATCAATCCTTTGTACTCTTCATCAGGAATATTACTAACAACTAAATCAATAACTCCTTTTCTTTCTAAAACATCATATACTTCGTAAAAACTATCTCCTTGTTGATTCTTTCCTCTTTGCTCAAGAACTGTAAAATCAATATCTGTATATTCTCTTACTAAAGCTACATCAAACTCTACCCTTTCTATAAAATAATCTCTTTTGCCATTATAAGCCCCTCCTAAAAGAAGCACTCGCTGTATTATAGCAAATTTTCTTGTTGCTGGTAAATATTGTTTTATTTTAATTGTACCTCCATTAAAAGAAACTTCCTTTTCTGGGATAGTTTCTAATCCCTGTTTAATATCTTCATACTTCATAATAATTCCTCCTTTACTCTAATTATTTAAACCCCTGACTTGAATGGGGTATATATCCTCTTAATTTTACTTTATATTTTAAATCATTTAATATAGTCCTTGCCCATGCTCTATATTGACTTGATGACATCCCTATCTGATTACGAATTGTAGTATAACGAATGTCTTGTTGCCTAGGGATGCCCTGATGATATTTATAATCCCAGATCGCTTCTACTTTTCTCTCATCAAAATCTGAACCTATAACAGATTCTCCTTTTCCTCCACTTGTCGCATATTTTTCTATTGTAACGTGTAAAAGATGTCCTGATCTTCCTTGTGTCGAATCCAATGAATCATATATTGCTCGTAATATAGCACTTTTAGCATAAACAGCATCGCTTAAAAAGAAGAAATCCCATGCTATATCTGAATCCTCCCTAGTTAATTGCTCTGCTGCTCCTGAAAGAGCAATTCGTGCATAATCTAAATAATTATTGATTCCTACTTTTTTATCTTGGTATCTAAATCTAGCAAGGTTTCCCATAATGTAACCTATAACTGGCTCTATTTCTCTTCCTAATACATATTCACCAATTCCCGTTCCCTGTCTTAATGTTGCCCCATATCTTTGAACTACTTGATGATACGATGTTACTTTAGACTGTATTCCAATAGTTATTTCTTCTTTTCCTTTTTTATATTTTGCAACAGAATCAACAGCTTTGTTGCTTCCCGATTTAATCTCAACGTCCATCAATTTACTTTTTTTTCCCGTGTTCTGCAATCCTTCAATAAAAGTCGCAAAACTGTAAACTTGAAATATCTCACCAAAAATTCCTGCGATAATTGGAGTTTGAGCATTAGCCAAGCCTTCTAATTCTGATTTTTTTGGCTTACTCTGCATTTTATTTACTAACTCTAGTTCTAACCTTTTAATCCTATCAATAAGACCTTCAACTTGAGCCATTCCTTCGGCAGCATCAACATTTATACCTCTTTTGTTAGCAAATTGTTGAATTACTTTATTTATATCTTCTATTGCTTTTTCTATAGCAATTGCATAATTAAATAAATGATAGTCTAATTTATCTGGTTCTCCTGCTAAAGCTTTACCAAGAGAAAACTTCATTCCTCTAAGATGACCCATTGCACCTTCTACCATTTCATTCATAAATTCAGCATGTCCAGGCTGTCCTTTTTTATTTGCTTTATCTGCTCTATGCCTACTTACTAGTTTTACATCCTTAGGAAGCCCCTTTTTACCAATTTCTACCACTTCAATGCCTTGTCCCCGATCTATCACAAGAGATGGCGAACCAAACATATTTGGTAATTGAGCATAAATGTTTCCAGGCAAAACTTTTTGTATCTTTTTTTCTCTTTTCGCTTGAACAGCTATATCTTTATCAAGCGAAAACTTAGCTCTATCTACATATGTTCCTACTTGCCCATCTAGCCTTGCATTATAAGTCTTGCTAAAATGCTCAGGTTTAGTATGGGTATAAACCCCCAATTTATCAATAGGATAGATTGCCAATTACCATCACCTCTCATTAAACAAAAAAAAGGAAAGCTAAAAAGTAGAAGGAGTCATACCTATATCTACATTAGCTTTCCTTGGTATCTCCTTCTATTCCTCTGCCACTTGCAGTCGCATCAGTCTCTTTCCTTTCGGATCTTCTCCTACTACTTTTATCTCAAAAATATATAAATCTCGATCATTTTCATTGTCAAAATAAATACTTAGTCCAGGGGTAACTGTTATTTTAGGATAAGAAACAACTATATCAACTTCATCTTCTATAGTTCCATTAACAGGTCTTGCCCTAGCAAAAATATCAATACTATAATATGGCTGTTTCGTTGTTTTTTCTACATCTAAAAAAGAAGCAGTAATTTGAGAATAATAGTATATTAATATATGATCCTGCTCCTCTATTTCAGGATCATTTATTTTCAAAGTCGTATTATTTATGTTATAATCTTCTATTTCCCTTATAATAGTGGCTCCATCATCCGATAAAAAATAAACAAAAACTTTTTTTACTGGAGCTCTTTTTAATTCTACCTCATTTCCTTCCTCAACTTGTCTAATTTCTTTTGTCGGAAAAATAATTTCTTCTTTCTGTATTTCTGCAACAGAAACCAATCCCATTAACTTTAAAGACAAGTTATTAACACTAATTTGTAAAGAATCATTTGTATCAAACTGCCACAAAACAAAAGCAGAGCTGTAAGCTCCTCCTCTTGCGGCTTTTATGTCTCTGTCTAATACCGTTTGAGTTACAATAGTATTATTAAGAAAAAGAATAGGATCTTGTGTCATATAATCTTTTATAACTACATCCGCATATCCTTTGATATAAAAGCCTTGTTGTGATTGCTCAGTTAACATAGATAAACCTCCTTTTTTTCTGTGCCATTTTTTGAAAGAAAAGGGAGAGCCCTATGACTCTCCCCTTCTTAAAATCAGACTAACTGCATATGGGGTATTTTTCTCTGAGCGAGAAAAATCTTAATATTTAACCATTTTGATCATTGTTGGAGAATCTATAGATCTGTATGCAGTCATATTCATGTCGAATACCGCAGGATCTCCTTCTGGCTCCATGTTGATTTCGAAGTTCGGCATAATTTTACATCTTGGTACAATTATTTGGAATCTCTCGTCCACACCATGAAGATTACGCACAAGAGTAGTTCCTACCATTTTGTACTCTCCTGGGAAGGTATCCGCATCGATACGGAATGTTAAAGTATCATCTGCTTCTGTCATAAACTGATAATATACAATTACTTCTGTATCATATAGCTCTGCATCATAATCATCTGTAACAGTAATTGTTGTTCCAGATATGGCTATATTGTCGCCGCTATATTCACCTTCTTCAGTCAATTCTTTCCCTCTTTCATATACATAGACTGTTCCTTCAATAGGTTCATGTGATACTTCTATCTCTCCATTACTGTCTGTAGCTAGAAAATCATAGGTTCCTGCTACAAATTCTTCTCTTATATGAACTTGATCTTCACCTGTCTCCATTTTGTTACCTGTTAAAACTTCTAACATCCTTGGACTTAACAGCGCATCCTGAATTTCAAAGTTTGCTTCTCTGTCATAGTCCCAAGTAATTAAAATAGGATTGCCTCTTCCGCCTCTAGCATGTCTTTGTTCAGCAGTATTTTCCATATTACTCATTTTTAGACTGTCTAGAAACAGCTCAGGTTTTCCTGTTTCAAGGTTATAATAAATTACATCCATAACCTCGGCAATACCAAACTTTGCTGTTTGTGCCATAATATGTAACCTCCCTTTGTATATTTTGTAATTACTCCTTTGTCTCTACATTTTTTTCATCCAATTATCTAATTTTATCTTCTTAGAATCAGCTCCCGCAAGAATCATTCTTAGATTTGTATCATATCCCTCATAAGCCTGCATACGCCGCAACTGATTATAGAAAGCATAGATCGGTAAACTCCATACTTCTATTATATTAAGACTAGTATTAGTGGCTACAATAGAGATAAGATCTGCTAAATCTAAGCCATCTTCAGCTCCTTCTTGTCTTTGCCTTGCTCTTGCTACTTTTATTTTATTTTCTCGCTTCTTTTCTTGAAGTCTTCTGACCTCTTCATTGGCAGGTATTCCATCCTCTTCTTCGCTTTCATGGAAAAAATTTTGCGATTTAATTAAACTCACAATTTCATCAAAAATTTCTTGAGTTATATATATCTTCTCTTCTTTGTCAACATAAAAACTATTATTTTCCGTAGAAAAATCTACTTCTTCTCTAAGAAAAAAAGCAAAGGCAGTTTTTACTGTTTCCCTTGTTTGAGAATCTACTTTACCTGCTTCTATCATAAAGGTATATAGCGTAAAATCTTCATATCCTTCAGGCAAACTCACGAAAAAAACATGCAAGAGCCGCATATAATCTTCATAATTGTCTACCATTTCCCCAATAGTAAAAGGATAAACATATAGCTCCCCATTACTAAGAGGGATTGGATTTCCTTTAAGTAATTGTAACCTCTTTTTCTCTTCTGCAGCGTTTCCTAACATTTTTAATTATAATCAGCAGTTTCATATATAACTGCATACCCCGCATATCCTTCACTAGTAATCATCTCTGCTCTTTCAAATCGCAGCATACCCAATCCTTCCATTTGTTGTCCATTAAATAACTGATCTATTCTTTTTATTATCTCAAAAGGTCTAATGCTATCTTCAAGAAGCCAGCTATTTAAAGGAACAAATACATCAAATCTTACCATATTAATTTTTAATGCTTGATTTTCTGATAAGCTAAAACTATCAAAAATCACTACAATTCGGCTCTCCGATGTATCAGGAGTAGGCAATTCTGGTACTACAGAAATATTGCGGTTTACTAGCTCTCTTGACTCACTTACTGTTTCAAAAGTATATAGTTCTCTGTCGTCATTTAACTGTGATTCCGCAATAGGTTGTTGTAAAGGATTTTTTTGGGGATAATACAATAGCTTGCATAATTCTTGCGATGTTTGCCCTCTTTTTTTGTGAGTTACATCTGTTAATCTACGAGTTATTTTTATAATCTCTCTACCTAAAAAACCAAAATTACTCATAGCAACTCCTCCTTTATCCCCATAAACTAATTACTTTAATTTCTAATATTATAGTTTCTGTTGGCAATGTTAGTTCAATTTCAATGTTTCCAACTTCTCTTTCAACAGCAGTAAGAAGAAGTTTTCCGTCTTCTATTGCAATACTATCAATAAGGTTGTCGCCAACAATAGTTTCAAAATCTACAATATCTACTTGTTCATTGGCATCTTTTGAAAGCACTTTGTATTTCTCAAGCTGCCCCCATACTAATTCTAAATCTCCCTTGATATAATAATCTTCACTCACATAGCTTCCTTCTGTAATATGAGTTACTACAATATTTTCTGACATATCATCTGTGCTGTCATCTCTAACTTGTTCTTTTAGTCTTATTACTAAAACATTAGGAACTGATATGTCATCTATATTATCAATTTCCCACGCCTTATTTGCTATAATTAATCTACTGTGTCGTTTTAAATCTTGAGTAAATTCATTATTAGGAACTATTGCTTCTAAATCTATATCGGGCATTGAAAGAATCTCTCTTCCTCCAACAGTATCAGTAGTAATACCAGACCCTCTAAGATTTTTAATGCTACCAAAAGCAAAGGCAATACTACCATCTTCTCGCCTCCATTTTAACTTATGGTTGCATTGGCGGGCTTTGCCCTTAAAATGTGTTTGCACAATCTTTTCAGTTTCCTTTAAAATTATCCAGTAAGTATCATTTCGAAGCCATTTAAAAACAGTGCCAGCCGCAAAAGGCGAAGAAAGTTCTGCTAGAATTAGCATATCATATTCTTCTCCAAGCTCTGACACTCTTTCGTTTTGCAATATAACATCATACGCATAATCATATTCAGAATCATAGTCATAATAATACTCGTACTCATATTCGTATTCATAAGGCTTTTCGCTGATATACTCCTTATCAACAATAACAACTTGTTCTCTTGTAGGAGATCTATGTAGATATCGTCTAAACATATCTTTTCTTATATTGGTATAATAATCTTTAGTGTTCATACCATCATAGTTGGCTCTTACTTTATAATTACTTATTATCTTGTCGATCATTGACATCACCCTCAGTGAGCCTGTCAATCATATGCACACATTCTAATACAGTTTTACGATGTATTCTTTGCGGCTGTTTCTGTTTTAAAGCTTCTAGTTTTGCCAATAGAGTAGTGAAATTTATTGTATCCGCAAATAAAGAATCTGCTCCACTAAGTTCCACTAAGAGCGTTTCAAGGTGCTTTTCCCACTGTCCATTTTCTTCTCTTAGTGGAAGTAGCTTGAAAATTTGATTCTTCATTCTTTCACAATATCCTTCAAATGTTTCTTGATCTATTGACATCCCATACTTTGTTTGGATTCCATCGTCCACTGTTATCCACCTCCCGCTAACCCAGTGAAATTAGGTTTTCCGTTTATTGCACGATTGTACCATCTAAGAGCACTTTTAAACTCTTCAACGGTTTTTTCCTCATTCTGCAATAAAGCAGTTAAATGGGAAGCTTGAGAGGTTAATTGGAAATCCTTATCAGAAAACTCTTGCCGCAACAGATAAATGTCATTAATTTTTCTTCTTATCCATTCTAACTTCATTCCAATAGACAATACCTCTATTTCCGCATCTTGTAGTGTTTCATAAAAAACCTGCTCTTCATCATTACGATTTTGCAAGTTTTTACGGCAATATGGGAACTTTGGTATTGCTTTTTTTAATAGAAGCAGCATATCTTGCGCTTTCTCCTGTGTGCTTATGTTGGGATCAGCATAAAAATCTTCTTGTATCCTAGAAAGGAACATTTCATACACTGCGGCATAAGGTGTATTTCCCATATTTTACCCCTCCTTTATTCACCGCTTTCTTCTGTCATCTCTATTTGCGATTGTAAATTAAGACCAGTGTAATCTTGAATAACTCTTAATTTGTCCATGTCTTTAATTCGTAATTCTAGTGCTTTATCGGCGACTCTTTGGCGAACTGCCGCAGTACTAGTTTTTAAAAATTCTTCCAATTTACTTTTATTGCTCCTAACTGCTCGAACAATGTCTTCAGTAGGAACAGCCTGTTCTTCTTTTAAGTCTAAGTAAATTAGTACATCATCTAGAGTAAGGTGTGTATCAACAGGTGGCGCAACATTTGTGATCTGTAAATAATTTTTGTAAAGACTTTCCCCGCCTCTAGTGTGCAACATTTCTTTTACTTCTTGTAAAGGCACTTTTTTCACTTGCCCTTCGTTTCTCCACTCTCTGCGGCTCCGGCTATAATCACTATAATAAGCAATAACAGCCCTAGCAAGCGATTTTACCTCTACTTCAGTATTTAAGGCAACATTATAGTCTATCATATATAACTCCTCCTCTTTTTTTTCAAAATGTAAGATAGGTGCCTCAGAGAGGCACCCACCTTAATTTATTAATTTAGTCTCTTTTGTAAACTCCGTCACCTGGATCTTCTGTCCATCCATCTTCAGCTACGTACAGATCAGAATTCTGATATGCAGTGTAATAATTTGTGGTAATTGTTGCTACTCCAAACTTCTTATACACTTGCACTTCCATACTAGCATCTTGATTTTGATAGTCGTTTGCGATTGTTTGTCCTTCTAAAGATACCTTAACAATCTTTTCATCTGCTCTTCCGCCACTAGGAATAATGAGTGCTAATCCTGGGTTCATAACTTTTACTCTATTGTTTCTGTCCTCAAAAGACTGAGGAAGTGCTACAACAGGAGCTCCTTTATACTTTCCAAGATAGCCTACGTCTCTCATTTCTAGAGCTTCTTTTTCAGATGAAAAAGAAACAGGTCCGAAGCTTGCTGAAGGCTCAATAGTTCCAGCAAATTCAGAAGAACAGAAAATGTTGGCATTAGTACCATACGCTCTTGCTACATTAATCGCTTCTGTCATCATATTATGATCAAAACCTGCTACTAGAAATCTATTAGCTGTAGGCATTTGTGATATAGCACCAGTAATAGCATCAATAGTTTCATAGTAGATAGAATCTACAATTTCATCTATAACTGATTGTGTCATAGCTGCAAAATCAACCCTACCATCAAGCCACTCTTCTAATTCTATTATAGCGGCTCCACCATGCGCCATACCAGGTACTTCAATAGTTCTACTGTCTAAGCGGAATACTTCATAAACACCCGTATTACCTACTCTTGTGATAAACCTTCTAGATCTCTGATTTCCTGTTTTCAGCTTAAATATAGGACGCTGTCCCTGTGGAAAGTTTTTTACCTCTGCAAATTGTCCTATAATGTCTACTACACGATTAGGTGCCACTTCATCGATTGTTGTTTGAATCAGTTCAAAGATGATATTCTTGTTGCGTCTAAAGCTATTATAACCATCAGGTAGCAATTCATTAAACTTTGTACGTAAAGTTTCTTCCATTTGCTCTATATTATACTTATCTGAAGGCTTCTGCATGGCTACCCTAATCATTAGTTCTTTTAATCTTTCATCCATTTAATAGACCCCCTTATTTATTATTTTACTATACTCTCTTTCTTCTCTTCTTATGCGCTAACAACTTCAAATTTTAGCCCATAATAATTTACACCAAAATCTGCGCCAGGCAGATCAGTTGCTTCTATTACTCTGAATTTTACTATAATGTCATCATAGTTGTCTACTTCTTGTGTTGCGTCGATCCAGCCTTCATTATTAACACCTACGATTCTTCCTTCGTAAGTGTCTAGATCTTCTATGTCTAGCCCAGAATCAATAAGTACCGCATCTGTAGTAAAAGTATCTCCTACATTTAATTGGTACAGTCTAGGATAAACATCGCCAGGTTTAACTGCAAAACTTGCTAACTCTGGTCTTTGTGAGTCATACAGTTTTTCAACAGAGAAATGTAGTAATACTCTTTCATCTGTTAAGTCTCCCTCTGGTCCTTCAGTTCCTTCAGGCGTTCTTACCTCTCCCGCTATCCTATCATACACTAAGCACATTCCATTTTCTGCAGGTTCATTCTTAGTAAAATCATCAGACAGCGGCAATTGCGCTTTAATCTGTCCAGTTTTTTTCGCACTTAGAAAGTTCCCCTCTAATACGGCATACTGTCCATCATTGCGATCTTTTAAAAGTTCACTCATGTTATTTTACCTCCTTTAAAGATTTTTTTGAGTAATTCAAAATTATTCTCTGATAGTCTCTTCTACTAATGATTCCCAACCACTCTTTTCATCGCCTTCCTCCAAAATTGCAGTAATTATATCGTCTATACTTTCTTTTTCAGAGTTGTCAGGATTACTAGTAGTGTACTTCCCTTTTTCTACCACTATTACTGAAAGCTTTTCCTTTAAAGATGTTGCTGTATAGTCTTTAATGTTCTCTTTAAATGGTTTTAAATCTTCTTCAGATAATAGAGCAGAAAATTCATTAATAACTGCCTCTTTTTCTTCGTTCAATTTTTCTTCTTCAAATGCTTTTAATCTAGCATTTTCTTCTTCTAGTTGTTCTTTGTATTGATCTTCTGCAGTATTATTCGCATCGGGATCTTCTTCTTCTTCTTCTTCTTCTTCTTCTTCTTCTTCTTCTTCTTCTTCTTCTTCTTCTTCTTCTTCTTCTTCTTCTTCTTCTTCGTTACCATTGTTGTTTGCTCTCATTTCATCAATTTCTTGTTTTTCTTCTTTTGTTACATCAATGAGGAACACTTCAACTTTATCCCCTAATTCTACTTCTTCTTCCCCTGCTTCATAATATTGACGATAAAACTTTTCACTCCAAATTTCTCTAACTAGTACGTAATCATCATAAGTTGCAATAGGAATATATAACTCTTCATCATTCGCATCTTCTTCAAGCTTTATAACAACTTGTGTAGCAACTTCTTCGTAGCTCAATTCAAATTTAAACAGTTTCTTTTCCATTTCTTGCTTCCCTCCTTCTTTTTTATGGAAAGTTTCTAGTCCCACTTTTTTTAGTTGTTCTTTCATCAATGAAAATTCATTCAATAATCTACTACGATCAAAAGCATAAGCAGTAATATTAGCATTTTTAAAAGCAGGCGTTTGATCTTCTCCTAGAATACACAAAGCCGCAAAAACAAACTTGTCTACTCTAAAAGTTTCTCCATTGTCAATCCACTCTCCTTCAATTGTGCCACGATCAATTTCCATTGACTGTTGATTGCCTTGTTCAATTACTCTCCGTGCTTCAGGATATCTGCCTGTCCAAAGATATCCAGTGCAACATAAATATTCTTTTGTTTCACCATCTTCCTCTATTTCTTCCCAATAAATCTCTGCGCTTTCAGGCACAACACCATAAGGATGAGCTGTTTCATAATACTTAATATCATTCTCAGTAATTTCAATTTTTCCCCCATGTGCGCCATAGTCTTCTCTTTCTTCAACATATTCCCCAATAATAGGCAAGTTGTAAAGAGTATGACTAGCCGCTTCTATTACTTCTTTAGAAAAGTAGGTATTGTTTCGATTCCTTCCATGGTGTGCTATCTGTACTCTACACCTAGAAAACAAGGGATTAACTTCTTCTATGTTTGTAATTTTTACATCAAACACTAATGGTTCCACTTTCTCCCCTCCTTTTTCTATTCTTCATCAGCATCTGCCTCCTGATCATCTCTTTCTTCTCTCTCAATAGTAGATGGATCTTTTTCGTCATCATCAAGAGAAGGTCTACCACCCTCATTCGTAACATGATAAGGAGACTGAGGAGGTTCTAACAATGATGAAATTCCCATTCTCTTTTCAAGCTCTAGTAAACTTATTAATGACTGTTGTTTATGCCCAGTAGCAACATAAGGAACAATTTTTGAATACCCCTGACTAAGAAGAGATGAATACATCTTTAGCATCCTTTCTTCATTATACCAAGAGATAGGCAAAACCATCATTTTTAAAGTAATATTTTTAGTATTATAACGCCGACGAAATTGATTTTCCATCCATGTCCCATATTGCGATAATAAAACACTCATCATAGCTTCATCGCTTTGGATAGATTTTTCAAGAGAAGCGCTGCCTTCAGTTGCAAAAAGCATTTTGCTAATACCACTTTCTGTAAAAGTGCTTTTTTCCCCTTTTCCAATGTTATCTCTTAAAACTTTATGCGGCTCCTGTAAGCTCACCATGTCTACTTCAGCAAAAGTAGTGAAGACATCTACTCCACGAGTTTGTTGAATCATATTAAGAGCATCTTTATGGATTTGTCTTGCTTCTACAGGATCAAATAGTAAATCACCTTCTCTATTAGTTGGCATTTTTTGCACTAAAATCTTGACTAACTCCATTCTGTCCTTTGATAGCTCAAGCTCTTTGTAATCAAAAAGATTCATAATATCTGGGATAACTCCCGAAAGTGGCGGTATTTCATCCTCGCTTAGCTTGAAACACATGGCGTTATGGGGGTTCAACAAAGCCCATTCAGTTTGTACTTTTCTATCTTGAAATTTTCGAAAGTGATCTAAGGCTTCTTCAGGCATTTGCTCTAATATTATTCTTTGCTTATCTTCATCCGTGTTCCTAGACATAGCTCTAAAGAAATCAACAATATTAAATTCAACAGCATATCTATTATTTATAGTATAATAACTGCGACAATATTCTGGCGGCAGATCCTGTATAACATAGTTAGAACCCCTCTGCCGCAAGTAACCGAAAAATACTCCATCTTTCACTACTTTTGTAGTAATTTCTGTAAATTTTTCTTGAAAATTAATTTTTTCACAAAAATCAATCCCGCTTTTTAATCGACTAAAAACTTCTTCCTCTTCTTCCCAGTCGTTTACAATAGGAGTTACAACATAAGGTAATTTAAAGAGGGTTCCTAAATATATAACTAACCTTCTATACAAAGTATATCTAAAAAACCTTCTTGAAATTTCCCTTAGTTCTTGTGAGGTTCCAGTTCTTACTTTCTTTAATATTTGTTCTTTATCATCAAAAAACTGATGTCTTGTCGTGACTCCCTCTAAAGCATATTGTAACTGAGTCTTATAATCTGTTAATTCAGTATAATTAGCAATTTTTCTGTCTTTCACTATCTACCCTCCTTTTATTCTCTTATTTTTCCTTTTGTTCTCCATTGTCGTATTTTTTTTATAGCTTCTTTTTCATGTATTGCATGTAACGATACAATCTTTCGAAATCTACCATTTCTGCGAACTTCCCAGTTGCCATATAGCCACTCTAAATACAAGCGCACTGGAGTAAAAGTAGGAAAAGTTCTATCGTAATATTCTACATATTCTACCTCCCCATCAAAGAAAAAAGATGGCATATAAATAGCCCCCTCTGGTGCTAATCTTTCTTCAACTTTTGTCATTTTTAAATCTTCGATGTGGTCTTTGTAGAAATAGAGACACATGCTGTAAGGAGACCTAAGCCTAAACCGGGTATTATTGTCTATTTTTCTATCTAATATGTACCCTTCTTTTAATAAGATTTCTAGAACTTTTTTTCTTTCTTCACTGTCCCCATCAACATTTATTACAATATCAACATCTCCAATTTTAACTCCATCTCTTACTATTCCCAATAAACTTCCATGAGAAAGAAAATAAGGAATATCATGTTTTTCAAAAGTTTCTGCTATATGTAAGAGTTTTTCTTTGTGAGTGTGCTGTCTCCCCTTTTTACCTGTTGTCATAGACACTCCACCTCTTTTTCTCCCATTTTTACTGCATATGCATCAATTATCGCTGAGCGAGCATTTATGTCATTTCTGTTGCAGTTACTTCTAAATCTTCATCAACAACTTCTGCTTCTTCTACCATTCCTATTGGATTCCAATTTCTGTCTACTATTATTATAGAGTAAGTATTAGGCAGTGCATTGCCAAAATCAAAATCACCATATTCATCTACGGGTTTTATATCTAAAGTTTCTCTGCGAAATAAAGCTTCTTTCGCATCTTTTCCCCAATCTTCAAAGCCTTCTATTTCTACTATTTCACTCAAATCTTCTGCGAAAAATAAAGTTGCATAAACTGAATCTCCAATAAGACTGCTTTCTACATTCCCTGACAAATTATATTCTAATACACTTTTTACTACATTCATAATACTTGTTAATTGCTGGACACAAGGTGAGTTACCATAGTCTTCAAAGTTATTTAATTCTTTCATATTGTACCCTCCTTCTTGCATTGTCTCCTTTTAGTCTAAAACTGTGTCAAAACAAGGCTGCCGCATTAATAGACATTATGATTGAATTCTAATGGAGCATAATCCCAACCATAAGATACTTTATAGAAATAATTTATACCTATTTCCACTCTATTGATTTTTCCAGCTCCTACTCCGTAAGATGCTGGAACCGCACCTGTTACATGATCCGCATATGTTATTTGATCTTCTGTTCCTACTTTATATCCTCTTGTAGTAAAATCCCATCCATAAAATCCAACGTCTTTTAGTTCAAGAGCTTCATACCCCAT